GAAGATCGCTTTGACCGCGGCCTGTGCTGTCACTGCGCTGATGATCTGCGCGGCCAGTGCCTTGAATGCTGCGCCACCAATCCGCCCGGTAATGATAAAGTTGGCGATGATATTCTGCAGCCCACCAGCGACGGCGTTGAGCGCGTCAGTCATCATCGATGAGAAGTTGCCTAGCTGATCAGATACCGAGCTGATAGCCTCGCTGGCTGATGCGCTGATCTGGCCAAAGATACCGGCTCCCTTGTCGGCGGCTTCTTGCCCCTGCGCTCCAAAGATTGACAGCGGGGAAGAGGGATCAGCAGCCAGCGCTTGTTCTCGCCGTTGCCGACTGGCCTCAATCATCGACTGCAGAAGCTTGACGTTCTCGTCATACGTCTTCTGTATCTCCGCCCGGTTGCGCTCTTCTGATGCTCGAATGTTGGCATTGCGCTCCATCTCATACGCTTCTTCAATGGCCAAGCGCTGAGCTTGAAGATCCAACAGCTTGCGGTTGGTAATCGTAGCTTCCTGTTCCAAGTTGGCAAGCTTGAGATTCAATACCGTGTCGCTGTAGGTGCCTTCTGTATTCTGCGCAATGTCTAAGCGTACACGCAGGATATTCTCTTGGATACGTCGCTGCGCGTCGATAATACGCGCTTCTTCGTCAGTCATTGCCGCAATGCGTAACCGCTCCTGCTCGTCTCGCAGTCGCTGTTCTTGCGTCTGTATATTCTTCAAATACTGCTCATAGAAACGATTGTCAGTCAGTATCTCACTGGCCATCGTCTTTGCGCGTGTTGTGGTTGGCTTGTTGCCTCCGCCCGATGGCTTAAGAGTCAACGTCGGGCGACCAGTCAAAGGATCAATGCCCGGCCCTTGAAAGCCCTCTGCTGATTGACCTGATGCAAACAATGCTGCAATGTCAACTGGTGATCCACCTGGTAGAGTGGAAAGAAAACCAGCTACAAGTATCTTCTTGAGGTTTGGGATAATTGTGGAAGCATCCGTAAACAGTTGGCGCAGTGCGGTTGACACACCAGTGATTGCCGCCGTCCAATTATTGAACGTAGTAATCGCGGCAAGACCAACGTCAACAGTTAACGCGGAGATGCGTAATTTCAGGATATCGATTGAATCAGCGAGTTTATTGCTTTTGTCAATCGCTTCCTGATCAAGAACAAGGCCTAGCTCACGCGCACGTCCAACCAGTCCATCAAATGACCCACCAACCTGATCCATGACTGGCAAGAGCTTGGCACCAGATTTCCCAAATAACTCAAGAGCGGTTGCCGTTTTGCTAGATCCATCCTCCACTTGACCGAGTCGTTCTAAGGCTGTACGAAAGGCCTGATCAACTGGCCCGTTAAGATCGACACCAAGTTGACGTAAAGTGCTGGCAAGCTCTTCGTTGCCGCCTTTCGCGGCTTCAATCTGCTTCTGAAATATGACCGCTGCCGTGCCCGCATCCTCGAATGACTGGCCTGATAACGTCGCGGCAAGTCGTAAAGACTGAATAGTCTCAGTAGTCAATCCGGACACCTGCGCCAGATCATCGATCTGTCCAGTGTAGTCCATCGCGTGAGTGGCCGCTGCAACCATTGCAGCCCCTGCCGCAACAGCTGCACCAGTGACACCAGCGATTGCCGCAGCGCTCCCCGTCAAGCTCGGGATCATCCCAGCGGCAGCATCACCGAGCAGCCCGAACTGCCCCACATACCCGGCAAGCTGTCCCCGTGCGGCATCTCCAAAGCTCTCGCGAAACTGTTGCCCTGTCTGGCGTACCTGATCGCCGACAGCGCCAAAGCGGGACGCCATCCGCTGCAGCTGCTCCGACGTCTCCGCGGCCATACCCTCGACCACGCCGCGCAGCAAAGAGAATGCCTGCACCGCGTCAGCCGTGTCAGCATTCACTTTGAACAGCAATCCTACCTGATCTCTATCCAGCGCCATCGAGTATTACCTGCCTCTCTCCACTACCCCACGTTGCCGCTGTACGCTCGTCTTCCCACTGCTGCAGCTTCACCGCCGCGACATTGTCGAAGTCGAAAGCTATCGCACTATCACGCAATCCCAGCAGCTTGCTCGGCCGTGTCCCGAACTTGGCCGCTGTCATCGCTATCGCCAACAAAGCCTCCCCCAGGTCGCTTTTGACGAAACCGGCGCAGCTTCTCGGGCTGCACCTCCCCGCCTGCCGTCTTGACGGGCACTCCCGGCGATCCGGCTTGGATCCAGCCAGTCAGGAAACGGAAGTCTTCGGGATCAAGCTCCGACAATGCCAGGATATCCGGATCATCGCTGGTCAATGCCACACGTGGTTCCACGCAGGCATATATCACGGCCTCTGTCAGGAATGCCAAGCCGTCAATCGTCTCCTCTGTCGAGAACTGCACGCTTGCTTGTGGCCCGCCCTGCTGTGATTCGAGCATCGCTCGAAGGAACGATTGCGGGATCCGTCCAGCCGCCATCCATAAATCGAGCGGTGGACGTCTCATCGTAAAGACCGCGCCAGACGGCAGAATAACCTCTCCGGTCAACTCCACCGCCTGACGCTGTTGTCTGTAGTCACTTGCCTTCATTGTAGCCTCTCAATGATTGCTTAGTTAGCCGCGCCCTGATGCCAGAAATTGCCGATCTGATCACCTGCTGCGCGAGTAGTGACAGCCTGCCCGTTGAATTCAAACGGCGCGCGCGACTGATCTTTGCGAGTGACCATAAAGTTGAAGCCCGCCCTGTTGAACGTCTTGTAGAGCTGGACTACCCACCACTGATTTGAGCCAGCAATGTCCTGTCCGATCAATGCCACAGAGAAAGTGCTGATCGTCGAGAGTCCACCCATCGTCAACTGCTCGTATCCGGTAGATGTGTTGGTGTCCACGCTCTTCGTACCGCCCACGGTCATCTTCTCCAGCAAGCTCCAGTTGAACACCTGCAGGAACTCGCCCTTTAGCGTAGCCCTCTCCGTGATGATCCGCGAGAGGTGCGGAGCAGTCAGTTCGTCGGACGAAAAATCCTGAATCTCCGGGACGTATTCAAACGTCGTGCCGCCGACCGTCATTCCAAGATGGATGGCGCTGGGATTGGCGACATCGTCCGGAGTGCCGTCGGTGTGGAGAGTCATTCTCGCGCTTGCAGCCGGAACAGCCACATTCAGCCATACGTCAGCAGGCCCGAGGATGATCTCATTTGCATCGTAATTCTTTGCCGTTCCGGCCATTGGTTATTTCTCCTTCTTCGTTGAGGTTGCCTTGATCAGATCTTTGTACGGAGTCGGATCAAGCGAGGGACGGTAATCCTTTTTCTCTTTGCGCGGATCGAAGTAACCCAGCTCCCGCGCGATCTTGCAATATGTCTCCTCACCGAGTGCCTCGTGTGTCCACGGCAACGGCGGGAGGGTCATCGTCAATGCTTTCTGTCGATAGTCCATGTCATCTCTCCAATAATTGCACCGCCAAGATTATGCGCGAATCCATGCGGTAAATTGTGTCGTTCTGTCTGAGTATGCCGAACTGATGCTCAGTTACTTCCCAGACGGGCTCGGTTACGGTCGACGTTGTCACGCCGCCTAGCAGATCGGCCACGGTCATCGTTCGCAACACGCGATCAACGGCAAGCGTATATTTCAAAATGCTGCGCTGTAGGGTGTACGCGTCTACACCATCCACCGCAATATCGATATACATTTCCACACGACCGCGTATATGTGAATCATCATCAGCTTGCTCCATCTGCTCGTTTGACGTCGAGACAAACAGAGCAGGGAAATTCAGCACAATTGGTGTTGGCGTTCTGTAGTCCACGAAATTGCGCAGAGTGGCATCAATCTCCGCGAGTGCCGTAGCCGTCGACGCTTCCAGATAGGCCTGTATATTGTCGAGAAGCCGAAGTGCGAACTGTGCCTGATATCTGGTAGTCGTGTATGCCATCAGCTAGCCCCCGGAGTATTACGCGCTCGTCCAGTCGTCTCGAAACCTGCATCCCTTGCACCCCGCTCCACATATCTAAAGAGCCGTGACACCATACGATCAATGTCACGCTGCGTGGGTTGCAGTACAGGCCGCCGCGCCATTCTCGCCGTACCTCGCTGATGGTACCGAGCATAAGGGACAGCCGTTCCCATCGTCAGGCTTAGCGCTGTCTCCTCATAAACTTGATCCCCGCCCTTCTGGCCAGCCAGCGAGAGCGACCGCTTGAGGCGCTCAGTAGCTACCAATATCGGCTTGCCGGGATACTTCTTTGCTTTCCATTTGGCATAGCTTTCGGAGAGTGGTTGCCACTGCGCCCCACCACGTGCGCCGAGGCTTTCGAAATGCTCCACATTGGCGCGCAGAAAATACATATGAATCTCCGGCCACACCTCGCGAAAGTCGCGAATATTCTCCGCCACCGTCTGGAAGGCACGTCGTGACTCTTCGCGTCCATCAATGGTTACGGAAAGGTTCATGCGAACATTGCCCTCCCTGCCTTATACCCATCTGCGATCATCTGCGCCCTCGGTGGGAGCGGCTGGTTGATCACGGCAATCCCATCGATCGCCACGGCCCGAGCGAAGCCCTGATCCTTGCTGCGCCAGATATTGGCGATGGTTTCCAGCACGGCCTCTTGTACCTCTTCCGGCGTCTTGTCCCATCCCCACTTAGCTGTCACACCTACGCGGATCCCAGCAGGCCAGCCGACATAGTCCACTTGGTTGCTAAACTCCGCGAAGAAGTAATCACGCCGCTCATTCAATGCCGCAAAGCTTGAGTAGTCATCACCGTACCGGCGCGACCCC